TTAGGCCAAACACCAACAACGACACAACTGCCGACAACATATTTACTGCAATCAATGCTCACACTGATTTTACCGTGGCAAATCCAGCAGCGGCAGTTGTCACTGTAAAAGAAACATCACCCACGCCCGGCGGCTTGTTGAGTATCAAGAGTTCCGACACAACAAGGCTGACAACAACTAATCAAGCAGCGGCTATCGTTGAGAGCGTCACATCAATACCGTCTGGGGCTGAAGATCAGGTTTATGTATCTGTAAGGCGTGAAATCAACGGTGGTACAGTCCGTCATGTAGAGTTTCTAAAGCCCATAGAGTTTGGAACAGACGTTACGGATGCTTTCTTCTTAGATAGCGGCCTGACATATGACAGCACAGCAACAAGCACCATCACAGGGCTGAATCACCTTGAGGGGGAAATTGTGTCTGTGTTGGCAGATGGCTCAACACATGCTGACAAAACAGTGTCAGGTGGTTCAATAACTTTAGACAGAAGCGCATCAAAAGTGCATGTTGGCTTTGGCTTTAGATCAACTGTAGAAACATTACGGCTTGAAGCTGGTGCAGAAGATGGCATAGCGCAGGGAAAGATCAAGCGGATACATGGTATAACTGTTAGATTTTTTAATACGGTTGGCGCAGAGATGGGGCCGAACACAGGCGGTTTAGACAGATTGCCATTCCGTGACAGCAGCATGGCTATGGATGAGGCTGTGCCGTTGTTCAATGGTGACAAAGAAATCAGTTTTCCGGCTGGTTATGAAAACGATGCAAGGGTGGTGGTGAGACAATCCCAACCATTGCCTATGACGGTTCTTGCTATTATGAGAAGGTCAAACACATTTGATGCTTAAAATTGTGCCATTTACTCAAGAGTTTGTTAACTCCATTGAAACTGATTTTGATTTTCCAGAAAGCATGAGGGCTGCTTTCAATAGTGGAAATGATGTAATGGGATTTGCTGTAATTGGAGATAAGAATATTGTTGCAGTTGGTGGGGTACATGAGATGTGGCAAGGTGTGGCAGAGGGGTGGGTAATATTATCAAAACATGCATATCCTTGGAAAGTTTCTCTTGCTAGATATGCAAAGACATTATTTGAAGTTATATTAAAAAATAAAAAGCTGCATAGAGTGCAAGCAAGTGTTCATGCAGAAAATTTAGAGGCAATCAAGTTTGCAGAGTGGATGGGTTTTAAAAAGGAAGGCGTTATGGCAAAGTTTGGCCCAGACAGAAGCGATTATTTTAGGATGGCAAAGGTAATTTAATGGCAGATCCACTTACAATAGCGGCTACAACGGCGGTTGTTGGCTCTGCTGTGGGCGGTTTCAAAGGAAACCAATCTGCGGCTGCAAATGCTAGGGCTATGGGTGATTACAATGCAGCTATTGCTCAACAAGAAAAAGAACTTTTACGCAGAAAAAAAATAGCAGAAGAAGCCGCTTTGCGAGAAAGCAATTCAAGAGTTTTTGCCACGCAAAATGTGGCAACGGCTGCATCAGGAATTGAAATGTCTGGTAGCCCTTACTTGGCTGCGGCTGATGCTTTTTTTAACACAGAGATGGACGCATTAAATATACAATATGCTGCCGACATTGAGGCTTTAGCTAAAACAAATGAGGCAAATTTGGCAAGGGCAGAGGGAAGAGCGAGGCAAAAAGCATTTCAACTTTCTTCTTATCAAAGTTTGCTTTCTGGTGGCGCACAAGCAGCCCAAACATACACATTTTTAAGTTGAGGTAGCACATGCCCAGAATACCTTTGGTTAAAAGACAAGTTGAGTTAGCTGCTGGCTCATTAGGCCCGAGAGCAAACACTGGCGCATTTACTGCGCCGGGAAGGGCGTTAGCAAGTCTTTCTGAGGCTGCTGGCGATGTTGTAACAACATTTGCCAAAATGGAAGGACAAGAAGAAGACAATAGAATTAAGAGAGAAGAGTATGTTTTAGCTTTTGACAAAGCCACGGAACATGTTTTTAACGACAAATCTACAAACACAACAGACTCAAAAAATGCTTTTAATTCATTTGAAGCAAACCTTATGGCTGATATTGAAAAAAAAGGTTACAGCAAAAGACGAGAAAATATCGTTAAAAGTCATATGTCGAGGATGTTATTGCAACAACGTTTAAATGCAAAAAAAGAGGCATTTAACAGAGGTCACTTTGCATCAGGAGTTGCAGCTTCATCAGATGTTCTCAAAGGACTAGAGCAACTAAAGCGTTTTCCTGTTGGAAGTCCAATGTATCAATTTTTAGAGTCTGAAATTCGCTCTATGGTTGAGACAGATGAAAAAAAAGGATATCCAGTAAGAGCCTACCAATTCAATTCAGCAAATATTTCAAAAGACCTTCAAGATGTAAAATCTGACTCAGTAAGAAGCAATATTCAAACTCAAATAAGATCCGCTACTAATTTGCCAGAATTGGAAAAAATTGAACAACAAATAGCAAAAAATCCAGTTTTAGATGCGCCAGAAGAAAGTGTTTTATTCAGTCAAATTGACCAACAAAAAACACAAATTCAAAATAACCAAATTGCTTCAGCCGCTAACCACATTGACGTTGAAAACATTGGGGCGAATGATTTTGCAACTGTTGAGGCAGAGCAAGCAAAATTTGATAAAGCAAAAAATGGTGATTTTGGAAGTAATGCTGTTGCGCAAGGCATTTGGGATAATTCAAATGAGGCTGCGCGATCAAAAATTATTGCTGCTATGGAAAGTAATTTAAGAAAAGCAGAACAAAGGTTATTGTTTTTGAACAATAGCAAAGAAAGAAAAGAAACCCTTGCAAACGATGAAATTTTTATAAACAAAATGCCCGCAATAAGAAGAGGTGACGTTAGCATAGAGGAAATAGAAGGATTTGATTTTGTAGGAAAGGGTGGCGTTATTCTTCAAGAGCAAATGATTACCGCCGCTATTAATGCGGCAAATAACCCGGCTCGCACGTCAAGCAATATCAGAGCGGATAATTCCATAAATCAAAAAGTGCAACGCGGTGAAATTACAAGCCTTACCCAAAAGTTTAGGCTACTGGGTGAGCCAGAAGCCCTGAGCATACTGGAACGCGAGCATGTCCAACTTTCTCCTTCTAGAGTTGATGAATATGCTAGTTTGTTTCGTGTTGAGTCACGACAAGAAGCAACAAGACAAGAGTCAAAAATAACAGAATTGTTAGGAAGCAAAGAGTTGAGAGTTAGAGGAAGCAGTCTTCTTGTTTCAAAGCCAACAGGCGCATCTGATGAAAGGATGGAAATATTTTCTGCTTTTGTGCGCCAGTCTATTAGAGAAGGATTAGAAGCTGGTAAGAACTTTGATGATTTAGTAAATCCATTGTCCCCCGACTTTGTTCTTCCTGAAAGTACATTGCTTAATTTTGTTCCAAGCAAAGAAACTCTCCAAAATGAGGCAAAAGATTTATTTGCAATAACTGATAATATTCAAGGTTTTTCAAGAGACGATGTTGCGCCGCCAACAAGAGAGCAAATGGGTCTGCCAGCAAACGCCTCGCTATCTCAAGTTGAAGACCATCCTATTTATAGAGCATGGGAAAACAGTTTCAAAGGATATGTCTTTAGAGAGTTAAGTCGCTAATGATTGAACAAAATCTTTCAACTAGAGAAGCAGCTTTCTCACATTATGGATTTTCTCAAGAGGAAATAGATGACCATATGCGCAGAAAGCGCACCTCTTTAATAGTCCAAGAACAACATGAGCGTGAACAAGAGTCAGAGGAAGACTCAGTTTTTGGCGGGATAAAAGAATATTGGGCAAATGTAATTGAGTCCGTTAAAGAGAGTGCTGTTGGCGAAGATTTTGAGTTTGATGAATATTGGAAGCGTGGGCTTGGCAAATCTACGCTGAGTCTTGCAAAAGAATACCACATGGGCGGCGGTGGATTATTTGATTCAAGTATACAACGCTCTTTGCAACCAGAACCACAAGACACTGGACATTTAGAACGCGCAATAGAAACTATGGGAACCTTAATAGGTGATATTCCTGTGGGTGGTCTCAGCGCGGCTGGTGGAGCGTTAGTGTCGGGGGGTAATTTAGGGGTTGCTGGTTTTGCGGGTGGTTTCGTCACAGAGGGGATGAGGCAGACGTACATAGAGGCTTTGCAACGTGGTCAAGTAGAAACGCCACAAGAATGGTGGGAGATATTTATAGAAAAGGGGATTGGCGAGGCTACAAAGGCTGGAATTGTAACAGGAGTTGGGTTGGCTGCGCCGGGGATAGTGGGGCGTTTAGGTGGACAATCTGCACTTTTAAAATACGGTACGCAATATGGGGTTTTTGCTGGTTTAGGGCCAGCTTTGGAGGGTCGTTTGCCGACAAAAGACGAGCTTATAAATGTAGGGCTTGTTATGGCTGGGCTTGGTGGAACAGGCATGGCTATTAAAAAAGGCACGGATATGGTTATGAGCCGTGTTGCAAAAACCAATAAAAGCACAACAGAAGTTATTGAAGACATAGCGCGTCACCCTGACATGGTTGAAGACGTTTTAAGCGCAAACATCAAAGACTTTCGTAGACCTGTTCAGGACGGTGAGCAATTAGAGGCTGCTTTTGAGGGTGGCAAGCCTATGAAAAAAAAGCCTGACCCAGAAGAACAGGCGCGGCAAGAAAGACTGGATGAGTTAAACGAACCTCTTATAAGCGACAATGAAGCGATTATAAGCATTGCTGAAACTATTGCGCCAAGCAATAAATCTTCTGCAATATTAGGAAGCATAGTTGATGCAAAAAACCGTGCTGTAACTCAATACCTTGACCGATTGCATCCTGTGTATGTCGCTGAACAGGCCTTTAAGAAAAGCGGTGGTACATTGAACTCGGCTATAACAGCTTACCAACAGCAAAGAATACAGCCCGGTCAGATTGGCAAAGCTATAGAGTTTTTGCGTTCTGGAACATTTAAATTCGATACACCTACTCAAAAGACTGGCAAGGGTTTGAATGAAGTTTTCAAGGGCTATAACCCCAAGATGATGAAAGAGTGGGATGTCTATGCAAAATCAAAACGCGCGATTGAACGTGATGCTAAAGGCTTAGAAACAGGAGTTAACATTGCGGCAGCAAGACAAGCAGTAAACGCGCTTGAGTCAAAACATGGCAACACTTTTAGAGAGTACCTTACGTTTCAAGACAGCGTATTAGATTACATAGTAGACTCTGGCATGGTTTCAAAAGAAACAGCAAAAGCGTTCCGCGAGTCAAGCAAAGATTATGTGCCGTTCGCCAGAGACATTGAAGCAGATGCAACAGGCGCATTTTCTAAAAATGTGATGAACCCTTTTAAAAAGTTTAAAGGTGGAAAGCAAAAGACATTTTCTCCGTCAGAAACAATTTTTATGAATACAATAAGTCAGATTGTTGCGGCAGAGAGAAATTTTGCAAATGTTAAGTTTATAGAATTAGTAGAAGCAAATCCTGCCGCCTTCCCCGGCATATCAAAGTCAACTGCAAGAGCGAAGGCAACTAGACTAACAAAAAAAGAATTAGAACAAGTTGTAGATAACCCAAAAGCATTAAAGGATGACGTGGTTGATGGGTACTCTGTCTTTAGACGTGATGGTCATCAGCTTTCTGACTCTGAAGTTGTTGTTTTTAGAAAAGGTAAGCGTGAGGTCTGGGAAGTTGGTAAAGAATTGGCTGACGTGTTTAAGGATGCGTCTATGCAAGAGGCTGGTTTAGTCATAAAATTGATGGAACCTTTTTCAAGGACGTTGAGGCTAGGCGCAACACTAGCACCAGACTTTATCGTGCGTAACTTTAAAAGAGATACAATATCTGCTGCTATATTCAGCAATCAAACATTCATACCGTTTTATCATTCTTTAACAGGTTTCAAGTCTCTTATATTTAGAGGCGATAAAATGTATGAAAATTTTGTAAAGTCTGGTGCTATGCAGTCTATGTTTATTAGTATGGACAGGAACTATTTTGCTAAAGACATGAAAATGTTTATGCAAGCAGATAAAATGCGAAATGTAGTGAAAAACCCGCTGGAATGGCTGCGCGTTTCTGCTGAGATGTTTGAGACATCATCACGACTTGGAGAATTTAAACTTACATATAACAAGTTGAAAAGAAACAACAATCTTACAGACAAAGAAATACTTGAGGGGTCTGGTTTTGCCGCAAGAGATGTAACACTGGACTTTGGCAGAATGGGTACAAAAGTTGGTGGTTGGAATAGAATAAACGCTTTTTTAAACGCTTCAATTCAAGGTCATGTGAAACTTTATGAGGCATTTAAAAGAAACCCAATACGCACTACAGCTAGAATAAACGCTTACATCGTGGCCCCTAGCGTGTTGCTTTGGCTTAACAATCACGATGACGAAAGATACAAGCAGTTACCTCGTTGGCAAAAAGATCTGTTCTGGATTTTTATTACAGGTGATGGGACTGTTGAAGACGGTGATTACACTGTTTGGCGTGTGCCAAAACCGTTTGGCCCGGGAATTGTTTTTGGCACAGGCACAGAACGGATGCTTGACAATTTTGTAGACCAAGACCCAGTAGCTATGAAAAAGTTTGTAGATGAACAGGTGGTGGGCTTTAGCACTCTCACAGGTTTGTTGCCTGACGTGATTAGGCCAGCGGTTGAACTGGAAACAAATTTTAGCTTTTTCACTAAAAAGCCTATTGTGCCTAGCTATCTTGAGAAGGTGTTGCCTGAATATCAGTATACTGAATATACAAGTGAAACAGGCAAACTAATTGGCAAGTGGTTGTCGGAAACCACTAATGGAACAATGGGTAGCCCCGCTGCTGTTGACCACATTATTAATTCTTGGACAGGCACATTAGGAAGATACGCACTTGAGTTTAGTGATTACTTGTTAAAAAAGTTTGATATTGTTGATACGCCCGAAAAGCCATTGGACACTCTTGCTGACGTGCCGGTTATTAGGGCTTTTGTCGTGCGTAACCCGACTGGCGGTTCAGAGTTTGTAGAAAGATTCTACGATAATTATGAAAAAATAAGCAAGAAGCTAACAAGTATTGACAAGTTAATAAAAGAAAACAATGCAGCAGAAGCCTTGCGTGTGTACGAGGAAGCTGACTTATCTTTGATCCCATTAATAGCTATGCAGGAAGCTATGTCTGCGCAAACAAGGTACATCAAAGCAATTTATAATTCAGACATGTCACCAGCAGAAAAACGTCAAGCAATAGATGATATTTACAGAGCGATGATTCTTGTTGCAAAAGAAGGTGTTGCGCTTGCAGAGGGTCGTTAATAGTAAATTCTTTCTTATAAATACAAAATGCTGTATAAGTACCATAGGAGTGGGGCATGACAGTAAGTAGCACAACAACTAGGAGAAGTGCTGGCGGTGACGGATCTAATGATACGTTTTCGTATAACTTCAAGATATTTGACGATGATGATATTACAGTCATCATTCGTACTGACTCGACAGGCGCAGAAACCACTAAGACTAAAACAACTCACTACACTGTAACAGGTGTTGGAAGTTCTAGTGGTGGCAATGTTGTATTTACCTCTGGCAACATACCAGCAAGCGGCGAGACAGTTGTGTTGCTACGCACAACAGCAAGAACACAGCTTACAGATTATGTGGCTAACGATCCGTTTCCAGCGGCTACGCATGAAGATGCGCTAGATAAGCTGACATTTATTGTGCAAGAGTTGGAAGAACAAATTGGGCGTTCACTAAAAGTTTCGCAAACTAACGTAATTGCTACATCTGAATTTACTGCTGATGCTACAGCCAGAGCCAATAAAATACTGGGATTTGACGGTAGTGGTGATTTGACGGTTTCTGAGGGCAAAGTTGATACTGTTACAGTTTCGGCGTCTGGTTTGTCTGCTGGGGCTACGCCTACAGCGTCAGCCACATACACAGGCGCAACAGGTGCGCTTGCCATAGCATTGGGTATACCTGCTGGCGCAACTGGCGCAACTGGCCCTGCTGGTGGTGGGGTAGCTGATATAGTTGATGATACCACACCGCAACTTGGCGGCGATTTAGATGTGAATGGCAAAGATATTGTCACTACATCTAATGCTGATATTGAGTTAAATCCAAATGGCACTGGTAAAACGGTTCTTAAAGGTAATACAAATCCCGGCACTATGGTGTTTAATTGCGAGAGCAACAGTCATGGTCAAACAGTCAAGGCGCAACCGCACTCTGCTAGTGTGACAAACACGCTGACACTGCCGCCGGGCGGCGATGGTGAACTGGTCAGCACTGTGGCAACCCAGACACTCACAAACAAAAGCATAGCAGCGTCACAGCTTACAGGTGCATTACCAGCCCTTGATGGCTCATCTTTGACAGGCATATCTGCTGGTGCAACGGGTGGCGGCTCAGACCAAATTTTCTATGAAAACGGTCAGAACGTCACAGCAGATTACACAATCACGAATGGCAAAAACGCCATGTCTGCTGGGCCAATCACTATCAACTCAGGCGTGACGGTTACAGTCGGCTCTGGCGAAACATACACGGTGGTTTAGATGAGTACATTAAAAGCAGATACGATTGTAGCCAGTGACGGAACAAGTCCGGCTACGCTGACTAAGCAGCAAGCATCTAAAGCCTATGTAGTCTCTGGTTACTCAAGTGGTACACCACAAGAAACAAAACTTTTCAATGTAAGTTCTCTTACAGATACATCTTCAGGTCGAATGGGTGTTAATTTCACTTCGGTTTTTAATTCTGTAAACTATACAAAGATAGGGACAGCGGGTTTAAATGAAGATTCTACATTTTTTTGTTTAGTGCATGAAGATTCATCTAACTCATCTTCAGCTTCTGTTGCACAAATGCTTTTTATTAATCATAACAACAGCGCGGACGACCCAATAAAAGTACATTTAGTTTTTCATGGAGACTTAGCATGAGTGAGATAAAAACAGACAAACTCACTGGCACAAGCACTGCTGGGTCTATTAGCGTTACTGGCGAGGGAAACTCAACCACGACTAATCTTCAGCAGGGGTTGTGCAAAGCTTGGATAACCTATACCAGCACAAGCTATGCGATTGGTGATTCACTAAATTGCACTACTGCTACAGACCATGGTTTTGGAGATTTTACCACAAATTTTGTAAATAATTTTGGAAGTGAAAACATTACGTGTGGTGGAACATCAACCTACAACACTAATATCTCTTATCGCGGCGCAAACAGTCACACTTCATCTTCAGTAGGATGTGCCTTGATTGCATCTAATGGCAGCCAACCAGACGCAGATTTTTCGTATGGTGACAGTATCGGTTTGAATTATCACGGGGATTTAGCGTAATGGCGGGTAAACTTGTAGCAGACCAAATAGAACACAGCACCGCTGGGTTGATTGGCACAAATTATCTTAAAGAAGGGACAAAGTGCTGGTTGCGGTACAATCAAAGCACAGATTCAGTGCTGGACAGTTTTAACATAAGTTCAGTCGCTGATACTCTAGAGGGCAGATATACGCCTTCTTTTGCCAACAACATGAGTTCATCAACAGATTATGCGACTTGTGTTACAAGACAAGCAGTTGCCAGCTTTAATCACAATGTAAATTACACAGAGTCTGAGACATCAAGCAACACTCTTGTTTTTACTGTTGAAAATGCAACTCATATTGATGGTGTAAACAATCATTTCTCCATACCCGGTGGGGTGTTGGCATGATTAAAACACCAGAGTTTCAAGGCACACACCTGTTTGACAGACTCTGCTGGGCAAAAGAAAATCTTGAGCCACATCAGTCTGAGTACCGCGTTGTATTTGAAGACAGCGTAGACGAATGTGCCAAAGTTCTTATACCTGACCCGAACTGGATGGCTTGTGCGCTACAGGGCGGTATTCTACCGCCTGTGTGGGTGTACTGGGAACTAGCCAAAGATGAAGCACAGCCAGATTTTAAGAAGCATACCCGTGGTTATTTGCTCCATAATACTGAGCCTGTAGAGGCGATGACAGAAGAGCAAGCCTTGGAATATCTCATAATGAAAGACTGCCCACAACATGTGTGGCGCAATTGGAATGAAGGCAACAAACCCAAAATAGTTATCTGTCGCAAAGAACAGCTTCCTGCTACACGCGAGTGGCGCAACTCTTGGAAGATATCAGACGATTTACAAACCGAAGAAAGGGCCGCATAGGAGAATATCATGGCTGTAACAACATATATTGTGGATAAAAACGGCAAGCAGATTGATTCTGCTGATTTAACAAGCAAGCCCAGTGACCGACATTTCCGTGGTGCTTGGGTGCTTTCTGGCAAGGTTATATCTGAGGACATGACTGCTGCAAAGGTTATCTTCAAGGACAAAATCCGTGAAGTGCGTCAGCCACTGCTTGAGGCAGAGGATGTGGTGTACATGAAGGCGATGGAGGCAGATGATGCGTCTGCAAAGACTGCATCTGTAGCTAAGAAAAAAGCTTTGCGTGATGCGCCAGCAAATTCTGCGATTGATAAGGCAGACACAATAACAAAGCTGAAAGCGGCGTGGGACACAAGCGTTCTTGGCGCTAGTCCGTATGCCTAATAATTTAAGATGGAGCCAGTAACAGCGATAGCTGCCGTTACAGCGGCATCCAATGCAATAGCTTTTATCAAGGCTCGTATAAACGATGTTCAATCTGTTGCTGATATTTCACAGCAAATCGGAACATTATTTGATTGTCAAAAGAAACTTAATGAGGAGCGTAACAAGCAAGCTGGTGTCGGTGACATTAAGTTTCAAAGCAGTATTGATTCAGTTCTTGAGGCCAAAAAATTACAGGAGCAAATGCAAGAAATCAAAACTATGATTAACTTGCGGTTTGGCCCAGACACATGGAACGAGATTGTCAATCATCATAATCAGAAACTCAGGGAGCAAAAAGAAGCGGAGAGGGCGGCGCGTAGAGAGGCTGCACGAAGGGCCAAGGAGATTGAAGAAACGATTAAAACAACGTTACTCGTCACCGCTATTATCGCAGTCACGGTAGCTTTGTTTGTTTTTTTGTTTGTTACTGTGGCGCAAAGTAGTGCAGAGGAGATTGTATTGTGACACAAAAGAAACTGCAAAAAGATAGCGCATATCAGCATCTTGATACAAACAATGATGATACGTTGTGTGATGATGAAATTGCAATGGCCTTAGAGTTCAAACGCAGAGAATTAGAAGATGCTGATGCTAGGCGAGACAGCATGAGATACATGACATGGTTTGCTTTGTTTGGCACTTTGAACTACCCAGCCGCAATATTGATTACAGCTATGCTTGGTTATGACAATGCGGCAACAATGATTACCGATATTGCACCAACATATTTTGTTGCCAACTCAGCATTGGTTGCAGCTTACTTTGGTGCAAATGCGTACGCAGACAGGAAATCTCAATGATGGAAAATATTATAATAGCAGCCATGCTGGCAGCAATGATACACGGTCACGTTACAGGTAATGAAAAACAAGAGGCTGTAAGAGACAATATAAACTGGGAGCTTGCTGGTAACTTTAGGACGGAAAGCAGTCCTAATACTGTTCAGTGGGTTATAATTACTGATGACTAGCATCCACCATACCGTTGAAACTCTATTTATACTTGTCATAAGTATGTGGGGATTTGACGGTTATGAGTGGCAGTACATTGGTAATCAAGTTTCTTTGCAGCAACCTATGACTGAAAGCCAATGTTTGTATTTAATTGATGAAAAAATGTGGCAAGCAACATACCAAAATCAATATTATAAAATGGTCGCACACTGTTTTCCTACAGATTGTGCAGGAAAGACAGCTTGTGACTGATGCCAAAGCTGAGTGAAAACACCGAACTTGCGATGCCCATCCGTAATCTGATTGCTTTGCTGATAGCAGCAACAGTTGGAACATGGGCTTACTTTGGGGTTATCGAACGTCTTAACACTATTGAGAACAAACTGATCTTGATGGAAACAGATCTGGGAATGAATACAGAGTTTCGTATTAAGTGGCCTAGAGGTGAGATGGGTAGTTTGCCAGCCGATTCGGAACAGTTTATGATGATAGAACATTTGGCTGGTGAGTTAGAAAAATTGGCAGAAAGTATCGAAAGTGGCAACGCACCACATGACCAGCAACAAAAGTTAGTTTTAGAGTTTTATGACAGGCGGCTTACAAAGATTGAGGACAACATAGAAAAGTTGACGAACAAATGATTGAGATGACATTTGTTTTACTGTTGATGATAGGGGAAGAGCGAGTTGAATACACGCCTTACAAAAATCTGTCTGAGTGTTTGAATATACGCCGCAAGATAAAACGAAATGTTGGACACACGGCTGACTTTGATAAAAAGTGGTCATGTAAACAATTGAAGGTCAGGCTTGAAGCTGGCGAGATTTTAGAAATTTTGGAGGACGAATGATACAGTTTTTAGGGCCGATAGCTAATTTAGCTGGAACTTGGCTAGAAGGAAAAGTTGAAGAAAAGAAAGCTGTAACTGGTGCGAAGGTTGCCAAGGCCAAAGCCGAAGCAACAATTATGGAGAAGAAAGCCACGGGGGAGATTGACTGGGATCTCAAAATGGCCGATGCTTCAGCATCCTCGTGGAAAGACGAGTGGTTAACAATTTTGTTCTCGATCCCACTAATTTTGAGTTTCTGTGGTGACTGGGGCAGGGAGATAGTCACGAATGGTTTTGCCGCACTTGAGTCCATGCCAGATTATTATCAATATACTTTGGGAACTATCGTAGCAGCTAGTTTTGGAACAAGGGCAGCGACTAAATTTTTTGGTAAGAAGTGATGAGTTTGTATCGCAACATCCATGCAAAACGTAAGCGTATCAAGGCTGGCAGTGGTGAGAAGATGCGTAAGGTTGGGCAGAAGGGTGCGCCAACTGCAAAGAACTTCAAGCAAGCCAAGAGGAAGAAGCGATGAAACGTAAGTTTGCAAAGGTTCCTAAGACAAAAGGCGGTGTGCCAAAGAAGTATGTGCGCGGTGCAAAGAACCCAAAGAAAAGAGAAGCAGAGATCAAGCGTACTGCCAAGCTGTATCGTCAGGGCAAGCTGACCCCAGCCATGATGGATCGTATTAGCAAACAGAGGAGTCGCGGATAATGTCTAGGTTTGCAAGCATCTCAGGCGCATCACGGTATTCTAAAGCAACTCTTGATAAGGTCTACAAACGTGGGCTGGGTGCATACTATTCATCAGGCTCTAGGCCAAAGGTATCAGCGCATCAGTGGGCTATGGGTAGGGTAAAATCTTTTGTGTCTGGTAAGGGTGGTGCAAGAAAAGCGGATTCGGATTTGTTGCGCGGCGGTAGCAAGAAGAAGAAAACAACTGCAAAGAAAAGGAAGAAGTAATGGCTAAAGGCGTCAAGCATTATTTTAGAGATGGAACTTTGCACAAGGGTGGCACACATAAAATGCCGAATGGTCAATTACATTCTGGAAAGTCACACGGCAAAACATCCAAGCGTTTGTTTCACTTCAAAGACTTGTCTAAAACTGCACAGGCAAAAGCAAAGAAAAGCAGATGAACAAAGATAAACTACGCGAAGAAATTGCTGAAGAGGAGGGTTGCAAGTTTGAAGTGTATCTTGACCACCTTGGCCTACCGACTTGTGGAATCGGCCATCTCATAACTGAAGCTGACGAAGAGCATGGTAAAGCTGTAGGCACTGTCGTTGAGCAAGACCGTGTGCAGAACCTTTTTGCTTTAGATATGGCGGTAACGATTGATGAGTGCAAAGTATTGTACCCAGATTTTGATGAACTACCAGAAGAGGCACAACACATTATTTGCAATATGATGTTCAACATGGGGCGGCCTCGGCTATCCAAGTTCAAGGGTATGAAGGCTGGTGTAGATGCTAGGGATTGGAACAAAGCGGCAGACGAGATGGTTGACTCGCGATGGTATACTCAAGTACCCAATCGGGCTAGACGTTTGGTAGATCGTATGAGAGCATTGGCAGATGGTAGCTAAACGATTTCAAAATCCCAAGGGTGGACTGAACAAGGCTGGCAGGGCTTTCTTCAAACGTACTACAGGATCGAATCTAAAAGCACCTGTCAAGAAGGGTGACAACCCCAGACGCGCTAGTTTCTTGGCTCGTATGGGTAACATGAGGGGGCCAGAGTACAAAAATGGCAAGCCGACACGGCTGTTACTATCACTCCGGGCATGGGGTGCCAGTAGCAAAGCTGATGCAAAGAAGAAGTCAGCAGCAATATCCAAGCGTAACAAGGCAAAGAAAGGAAAGAAGTGATGCCGGGGATGAAGAAAAAGGGTATGAAGAAGAACGGCAACGGCATGCTGACAGCAAAGCAGAAGACTCTGCCGCCAGCACTGCAAAAGAAAATCATAGCATCTAAGAAGAGGAAGAAATAATGTACGGAAAAAAATCAGGTGGCGGTATGAAGTCTGCCAAGATGAAGAAGCAAGCGGCAACAGCTATCAGCATGAAAAAGGCTGGCAAGAAGCCTAAGAAAAAGCGTTAAAATAATTTTCTAACTCTTTTTTTAATCTTACTTGATCTTTTCTAAACTTAGTTTTTTTTTGGTCTGTAAGGTTTGCATAAATTGAGTGATACAAATTGCACTTGGGGCAGGGCTTGCTGTCGTAGTAATACCGATAAAACTCTTCCCAATCTTTGGGACTCCAAGCGTGATTGCAATGAGAACAGGAATATTTGTTTTTCATAAAACTAATTCCTTACCGCTTGCAATATATTGAGCAAGGCACTCAATGACATGTGCCTCTGTGGTGTACGCACTGGCATCAGTCAGTGACACAATGTGCTTGGGTTTTAGTGGCTCAAAGCCATGATGCTCAAGTATTCTAAACAATCCCCAGCCCGACAAGATCAGCGCGGCATAGTAGTCAGGTGCTACCAGCCTCGCTTCCTTGATGTCTATATGTTTTTTGAGTGAAACAACTTTCGTTTCCATAACACAACAACTCCCCCAAGCCATTGATGACCCAGTATCCTGTCACCAACGGCATAGATTTTTGACAAGCCTCACAGACTACATAGTCGATTGCTGGCTGTTTAAACGCCCTCTCAGCGGCTTTGTCACGTTTCCGCTTCCTTACCACCTCTTTTTTACTTTGATCTGTTGTGGGGCTTCCTGCCGCCCCTCTGGGTAGTGTTTCACTTCCACTGCTTCTGCAATAGGTTTGAATCCGGCTTGCGAAACATTATCTGCAATGCTGTCGGCTGAGTCCACCATCGTAACTTGATTGATGGCAATGCCGATAGATCCATCTGCCTCTGCCCAAGCTGAAGCTTCATACTTATGGTCTGGTGACAATGATATAGGCGCAACCTGTTTCATAATTGGATCATAGCATTGCACATTTCCATTACCATAGTCCGGCGTACTATCTGATTTCTTGTCCCGATTAGGAAACAACTTAAAACCAAACACTTTCTTTCTCTGTTTCACAGGCATCAATCTAACTCCACTTTCAATCTACGCGCAGCTTGCGCTATACAGTCTTCTATTTTCTGATACGCATTTGGCTCATTCTCTTGTGCGTTTCTCATTTGGTCAGCAAAATAATCAGTTGATATGTAGTGTTCAAATTCGTTTGGCGTTTTTGTGTTTGCTGGACTTAATCTTGAATACACCTCACGACTAAAGTCTCTTGCATCTTGAGCAGCTTTGTTAAACTCGCTGTTTTGTGTATGCTGAGTTTTCTCTGCCATAGCTTCAGTCTTACGCTCAACAGCATCTAATTCATTGGCTGATGCGTACTCACCGCCTGACAATCCAATGGAACTCAAGGCACGGCCTACGGCTGATGTCTCACAGTTTTCCAAGGCTGATGTAGTGTTGACATGGCCTTGTCCTCTTATCTCTTCTGCCATGCCAGAGCCAATCTGCACACCGTCAGCATTTGTAACGATAGCTTTGATGACAACACGATGGCCGTCATCTACAAGCACATTGGTATCAACACCAAACTCTAGGCCATTAAACCGTCTGAAAGCTTCCATGCGGTGTACGACTTGGGTGTATTTCTTGCCACCCCTCTGGGCTACGCCATGAGATTTGTTCAACTCATTGACGAAATCCATAGTGTTAGAAAAGCTATTTTCCCCCATGTCTTTGCTCCATCAAATCTGCAATCAGTTTCATAGCTGTGGTAAAGGTAACCATTTGTTCTAGCACCTTTGCCTCTAGTGCATCAATTTTCATCTGCATCATGTCGAGACGCTGTTGTGTTTCTTCATCCATCCTCTTGCTCCACATAAAATTCTGTCGCCCACATAACCAACTGACCACGGCCTGACTTGCCCTTACGCTTGCGATGGTCAACCTTGACCAGCCCTTTCTCTTTAAGCTGCTTGTATCTAGCAGTAACTGTGCTGTAGCCGTAGTGTGGCAGTCTTGATAGCACCTCATCAGAAATACATCCTGTGACGCCAAACTCCTGTATGGCTTCAAGCACTATCTGTTCCATGCGGTTTGCGTCTAAGCTCTCAGC